TCTTCTTAAACAGTTGTCGATTACTGCTGTAATAGAACGCGATTGTGTTGTTTGGTGCCCTATCATAGTATGGCACAATTCTATAATTAGGCATCAAATTACTAACCCTTATAATGAATTGCGTGAGCATGTCATCCATAATGATTTCACGAATTTATCTTTTATTGATGGTAATGATGGTGCTGAACCTAGATATAAAAGACATAGTATAGGGTGTAAAAAATTTAATCCTTTAAACAAGAATCAGTATAAGACTAAGAAACTGTATTCACTTGTTAATAAAATTAGACTTATCAAAAATAAGGTTTGTAATTATTTGGAAAATAGACGTTTGAAGAAATATGTTAAAAACCAGCAACTACTTTGTTTTATTGGGCCACTACAACGAAATCAAATACGAATTGAACCCATCAAGTTGTTGTCTCACTACAGTTCTGGTGGATGGATTCGTGATTTAACGGAGTGTGGAGTAGAACCTAATCCAGGACCTAACGCACCTCTCGATATTTATGAGCCCCTTGAACAGGTGAAAATAAAACCCAAGGCATATTGTAAGTATCCTATGGATTATACCAAACAACAATTTAAAAAATTACATGTGCCTAAAGGTGAACAACATTCCTTTTTTTGGAATCACAATTATCGTCCTATGAGTTTCGCCAATACACAAGAAAACGAAGAAAATGTTGTTAAAAGTCGAGTTATAGTTGACACACCACCTGTTGATGAATCTTATATGAAACAGTTTATCCGATGGGTAAAAAAGCATTATAAAAAATTGTTTAATTCCCGTGTTCACAAAGTCCACAAAGTCACTTTTGGTGAATATATAGAACGTAGTAATGCCTCGCCAGCTGTTAAGAAAACTTTGGTAACCACGCATGAGAAATTATGCGCTGCTGGTATTGATGAGAATAGTATATTAAGCCCTGAAATTATACATCAATATGTTAGAAGATCTTTGTTCTTAAAAAAAGAAAATCTTTGCTACAGAACGCCAGCTGGAGTCAAGGATAAGGCACCCAGGGCTATTCAGGGAGCAACCCCTGAATTCATATGTTTGGTTGGACCATGGATTATGGCATTACAGGATGCAATCAAGAAAATCTGGTCTTCTAGAAATTGGTGTTGTTTTACTAGCGGCGTTAGAAGTGACAAAGCCGCTCAGTTAATTAACGAACCATGGCAATTCATTGAGGATGATATTAAAACTTTTGATTCGTCTGTTTGCGAAGACCTTTTGCAACTTGAGTTGTGGATAGCCAGAAAATTCGGCGCCCCTAGAGCCGTACGAGATCTAATGCTTGAAAATTGCAATACTCATGGGTATACTTTTTTTGGAGCAAAGTATTATGTACCGGGTTGTAGGAAATCTGGTGACCCATACACCTCTCTTTTTAACTCTATGCTCAATGCATTCATGCACGCTTTTATTATTGGAGATTGGTTGAATTGGTCCATAGATGAGGTTAAAGAACATGTTCGCATGTTAATAGCGGGTGACGATAATGCAATGTGTATCAATAGTGACATACGAATACCCTTTGTTTATTGTATGTCCAGACTAGGTTTTTCTAGTGAAGCCTTGTATCGTGATAGTATTTTTGATCTTGAATTCTGTTCTTGCAGAGTTTATGATGTTGATGGACAACTTACTTTTGGCCCTATGCCTGGTAAAGTGTTGTCTAAACTTGGGTATTTGAACAACCCACCAGCCAATGTTACTAGAGAATCCATGATGAAAGGGATTGCTTTAGGTCTCAAACATAGTTGTTATTTTATACCGCCGTTGAGAGCTGTAATTGATTGTATTTTACGTCTCACATGTAATAGTGTTGCTTATGAAGGTCTCGAAACAAAGTTTAAAAAAGACGATTGGCACATGAATTTTGTTCATGTTAACACTAAGTTTACTGCTAGCGTTTATGTAAGTTTATTTTGCACGTATGGTTGGACGTATGATATGCAGCGCGGTTTTGAAGAGTATTTAACCAAGGTAACATTTGATTGTATTCTTAGTTACACTCCGGTGTTGTACATTTTAATTGATTTTGATGTCTCCGGTTTTAATTTGTTTAAATGTTGACTGAAGTCAATCTCTTCTTTTATTTTTTATTTTTTATTTTCATTTCTTAATTTGGTTTTCTAACCATGTATATTGTGTCAATGTTAACATGTGTTCACAACGTTTGCAACCCTTCGGGCGTAGGCAATTAACTGAGTAAGATTCTCAGGCGAATCAAAATCAATCTCCCTCTTTGCCACCAAAACAATAAAAGAGATTTTTCTGAGCTTTAGGAAAC